TGCACGCTATCCCGTGTCGTGACCGGTATCGCCCGGACGCACCCCTGAAGCTGTGCTTCGACTTCAACGTTGACCCCGGAATCTGCGTGATCATGCAGGACATGAAATTGCCGCACCCGGAACCGGTCATTGAACCGGTCATGGTCGACGGTCGAAAGCTGTTCGGGACCAACGTCACCAGCATCAAGCGGGCGGACATTGACGGGACGGGGATCATTGGCGAAGTCTACATTCCGCGCAACAGCACCACCCCTGCCGTCTGCAAGAAGATCATTCAGGATTGGGGCAAGCATGCAGGGCGGATCATGCTCTACGGCGACGCCACTGGCGGGGCGCGCGGATCCGCGCAAACCGAAGGGTCGAACTGGGATCTGATCATGCGTGATATGTACGCACACTTCGGGCGCGAGCGAACCCACCGCTTCGGGAGACAGAACCCGAGTTCCGGGCTGTACCACAATCCCACCGAGCGGGCGCGCGTGAACGCTGTCAACACTCGCTTGCTGGCAGGGGACGGCACGGTTAGACTGGTGGTTGATCCAAAATTCGCGCCGAACGTAGTACGTGACTTCGAAGGCGTGCGCCTGTTGGAAGGTGGCAGCGGCGAAATCGACAAGAAGTCTGATCTGAAGCTGACCCACTTGACTGACGGGTTGGGCTACTCAATCGAGTATGATTACCCGACGATCACCGGACCCCGTAGCACCGTTGTGAAGGATTTCGTTTAATGGCTGTGAACACACCGAGCGCAGACTACGGGCTGACCGAGTCAGAACGCGAAATCACGCGACACCTTCGGGGCGGCACCCGTGCAATGCGCGCGGCTGGGACAACCTACCTTCCCACCGAACCGCGCGAGACTGACGCAGCATACCAAGCCCGGTTGATGCGCAGCTACTTGACGAACTTCTACCTGAAAACGTCGAAGACGTTCAACGGTAAGATATTCCGAAGCGCGCCCGAAATGCTCGAAGAAACTCCGCAAGAAATTCTCGACATCAAAGACGACATCGACAATTGCGGAAACGAACTGACGGTTTTCCTTTCGACGGCACTGGATCACGCAATCGATGATGGCGTAGTGCATTTCTTCGTTGATGCGCCGCCGGCACCCGCGCGTGATGTTCTCGCAACGGCACCCGACGCTTCACCGGATCTGGCGTTCCGATCGAAAGCCGCAGATCTTGCGGACAATCGACGCCCGTATGTCCGCATAATCACCGCAGAACAACTGATTGGCTGGAAGTCGGAAGTGATCGAAGGCACGCGCGAACTGACGCAGATTCGTATCGCCGAAACCGTGATGCAGACAGACCCGGAAGACACGTTCAACGAAATCGAAGTGGAACAGATCCGCGTTGTTGAACCCATGCTTCAATCTGTCTATCAACTTCAGACGAACCCCGAAACCAACAAACAGGAATGGGTGATCGTTGAAGTAGTCCCGACAGACTTCGAAAACATTCCTTTGGTCACGCTGTACACCAACGAACTGAAGTACATGGTAGGAAAGCCGCAGTTCTGCGACATGGCTTACCTGAACGTCGCGCACTGGCAGGAAACGTCAGACCAAAACAACATCGTTCACACAATCCGCGTGCCGATTCTGTTCGGCGTGAACCTTGCTGATCCCGGCGAAATGGCGGCGATCGACATTGGTCCGAATTCGCTGGTACTTGGTCGCGCCGGATCTGATCTGAAATACGTCGAACACACGGGCAAGGCTGCCGAAGTCGGGGCGAACAGTATCGACAAGCTCGAACAGCGTCTGGTGCTGATGGGCAGCGAAATCATGATGGACAAACGCAGCGGCAACGTCACTGCGACAGCCCGCGCGCTGGATCAAGCCGAGGAAGACTCGGAAATGACGACGGTCAGCACCGCGATCGAAAACGCAGTCAGCGGAATTTTCTACTGGCTTGCCTTCGGTTTCGGCTTGCCGGTCGACGACACCGAAGAATTCCCCGCTGGCGGCATCAACATGAACAAAGACTTCAGTCTTGGCATGATGGATGTCGAAGCCGTCAAGGAATTGATCACAATGCGGACAGCCGGCGACCTTTCGCAAGCTACCTTGTGGTCCGAACTGAAGCGATACGGCATTCTGTCGGAAGACTTCGACGAAGAAGCCGAAAAGGCGTTGCTCGAAGACGAATCCGCTGCCGACATGGCAAACGCCGTCACGCAGGAAGCAGCGATGTTCGCGGCGACGGCAGTTGACGCCAACGGCAACCCGATTCAGCAACCGGCACCGATGATCCCGGGGCAGAAGCCGGCACCCGCGCCGGCACCCGTAGCATGACGCCCCACAAACCAACGCGTCCGGACTACGCTTGGGGCTGGGACAACATGACGCGCGAGCATATGGTTGAAAAGATGGAACGCGGGTGGCGCAATTCACCAACCCCCTGCGGAACCGGTTCTTCGCTCGAAGGCGCGTACACGATCAGCAGGCTACTTCCCCGTTTCGTGGAAGAATACGAAATCGACACGCTGGCGGACATGGGCGCGGGCGATCTGTTTTGGATGGCCGGCATTGTCGAATCGCTGTGCCTTGACAAATATGCGCCGTATGACCTAGTTGTGCGCCACAAAGATGTGACGCAATTCGACATCACGACACAAACGCTGCCGCACCCGTTCGATCTGATCCTGTGCAGGCACGTGCTGAACCACATTTCCCCACGAATGGCACGCGATGCCCTTCAGCGGTTCAAGGATTCAGGCTCGACGTGGTTGCTGATGACGAACTGCCCGAATCAGGTTGAATACTGGAAGGATCACGCGCTGTACCCCCTTTCCGAAAATGGTCCGGTGCAGGTGTTCCACGACGTAGACAAGTGGCAGCTTGAACTTTACCGCTTGGCAGATATACTACCCGTTCCCACTGAGGCACGATCATGAAGCACACGACTACGACCAAAGACATTTTCCACCTTCCGAAAGAAGGTCGACCCGTTCCGCGCAAAGCCCCCGCATACCCGAGTTCGCCGAATGCCGGCGCAACGGCAGCGGCTGGCACTGGCGGCGCGCAGGACAACCGCCAACTGCACGACATGGGCGGCCAAGCTGCCAAGCGTCAAGTGGCCGGCGTCGATAGCGTCTGATGGCACTGGTTCGAACCTTCGGACCGCCGAAGGCGAACCGATTGAATGCCGCGCCCGACGCGAAAGGTGCGCGGCTTCAATCAACCGTTCAGATAACTGACCCAACGGAATACGCAATCAAGCTGCGGGAAGCTCGCTTCCGGATGGTGAGGAACGATGCCCCAAACAGCCAATGAGCGGATCCGCGACAGCCTGATCGAACACGACATCGATCTGCGAAGACTGACGGCGAACGAACAACGGTCATTTGCCATTCGGCAAGCAAAGCTTGAGCAGGAGGTGATCCAAATCCTTCTGGCGGGCAACCCCGCCGATGTTTCCGGATCCAAGCGGCAAGATGCCCGCATGCAGAAAATACAGAACGCAATCGTGCTTCGGGCGCGGGCGGCGTATGCTGAACACAGCAAGCACCACATTGAACAAATGCAACAGTTGGCTTCGTTGACATCAACGATTGTGGTCGACGCGCTGGTTTCTACCGCAGCCGATTTATGATGACAAGACAACATGGCAGCGAAAAAATACTTTGGCGTTGACCTTAAGACGCTTGATGCTGGGCAAGCCAAGGCAATCGCCAATACCACGCTGATTGAAGGCGGCGTTGTCGGGGATTGGTGGAAACGTCAGAACGCTGTCTTCACAACCACGGTTGTGGATCAGATCCGCGTAGGAATGCGCAACGGCGACAGTTCCGCCACGATCGCGCAGCGACTACAAGCCCAAGTCTTCCCAAAGTCACGCGCACAGGCGAACGCACTGGTTGCGACCGGCATCAATGCGGTGTCCAACAAAGCCCGCGTGGATTCCTACGAAGAAAACAGCGATGTTCTGAAGGGTTACCAGCAGATCAGCACGCTGGACAACAAAACGTCAGACATTTGCATCAGCTATTCCGGCATGGCATGGGATTTCGATGGCAACCCACTGCCGGGAACGAATCCGCCAACAACCCTGCCCTTCAACGGCGGACCCCCGAGGCACTTCAACTGCCGCAGCAGTCTGATACCGGTGTCGAAGTCGGCTGAAGAACTTGGCTTGCCCCCGCGCACGATCGCACCCGGCACCCGCGCGAGTATGGACGGGCAGGT